CACAATAGTATTATTCATGTTATTCTCTATAACGAAATATCCTCTAACCCTGCTGCTCTGAGTTTAACAATGTTATTAATTTGGAATCCTTTAGCCTCAAGTGCTTTAATTATTCCAATGTACTTGTTTCGTACTAAACTAAAATCATTAATAAGATATTGTAAATCTACAACTTCTTGTTCGCCATCTACAAATTTATCTGCATCACGTGAACTAAGTGCTTTGTTATAACTTTCTAAAAACTTACGAAATGTTTGGGCTCGTAATTTACGCATCTCAGTATTGAGAAATTCAAGTATTGCTTCAACTTCTTGCAGTTGATTGAACCTATGCTCTACAATACCTGGCATTTCTCTACTGTGCTTTTCTAATATACCTTTCATACTACATTCAAACCTTGCTTCTTCGATTTGTTTCTCAAAGTGTGTAATAGCAGGAACTATTTCTCCCAAATTAGATGTAACTTTACGATACCATGCACTCATTAGTAATCCATTTCCTCATCATTTTCGTTATGCTCAGAATAAATATCATCGTCATTTTCTTCTTCAGAGAAACGAAGATCTAACGCTTCTGCTAAGTATTCACAATGATCTGAAATTTCTTTGTAAGCTGGTTTAAGATCAAATCCAAAATCCTCCATATGATTTAAAGTTTTACGAGCCCATTCTAGCTTATCTTTGTCTGCTATAAATTCTTGTGCTTCATCATATAAATTAAAAATAAATTCAAAATCTCCATCAGTTATATTCATACAGTCTCCTCATTATAATCAGAACCATCTGAGTCCTGTATATCTTGTGGTTGTTTATCCCATTCCTGCATCATAGTATCTAAACAATTATTTTCATTCTTATCCCATGCTTTACGAAATTTTGTAACAACTTCTCCTGTAACCGGACTAGTATACTCTAACCTATTACCTGTTTTCTTTAAAACACCTTTTGTTTCAAAAAATATTGTTAGCCCACTGTATGGACTCATTCCTGTTTCATATGGAATTTCAACTTGCACACTTTCAAATGGTTTTGAATAACGTGTTTTCATTACTTTACACGCCGCTCTTATACCATGTACTTGTGAAGTTTTGTTTCCATCTGCATCTACTTTTAATTTAAGTTTCTTCATTGCAATAACAATGCTACTTGCATAGATAAATCCTTGTCCGCCTGATATTTTATCATCTGGATCAAACATATCTTGTGATGCATATGTGTGATTTGTAGCCATTAATCCTATATTATGCTGTCCAAACATATTGACAGTATTACGAACTAATGCTGTAAGTGCCTTGGGTTTACGCCCCATATCACCTTTTAAATCACCTTTATTAAACTGATCAACGTCAGTGGGTGTTAATAACATTCCTAATGAATCAACTACAAATAATACTTTAGGACGTTCTTCATTGTCCTTATCTTCATATTCTGCTCTGTAATCTTTCATGAAGTCACTAATTGTTTTAGCAACATCATCAATCATGCTCATGTTTAGTTTTAGTATTTTTTCAGGTGAAGTGTCTACATTCAGTGCTTTTAGCCATCTTTCATCAAGTGCATTTTCACTATCAATTAAAATAACAAAAATACCTTGATCTTGTGCGGCTTTAACCACGTTGCCAGCGGCAACAAATGATTTACCCGAGCCTGATTCTCCTGCTAATACTGTTACCTTACCTAGTGGAATACCTTTATTAAAGTCATCACTGATAAGTTTATTAAGTGTGTAATTTCCGGTACTAATCCAAGTATCTGGGTCGTTGAATCCAACGCTCAATCCAGGAACACTTTTAGTAATACTTTTTCGGAATTTACTTACGTCAAATGGTCTTGCCATAGTTTTCTCCTTCTAAGAGTGGGGGATTTTACCCCCCACTAATTTATATTACTTATTGTTTTCTATTTCTAATAGCTGTCAATATGTCCTGAGCACTCGGTGTCTCAGTTGCTGGTGCCGCGGTAGTAGTAGCCATTTCTGGCTCTTTTGCTGGTGCTGCCTCTGCAACGGGTGCCGGTTGTGCTTCTGGTGTTGGTGTTACAACAGGTGCCGCTTCAGCAGTAGCAACTGGTGCTTCTGTTGTTGGCTTTGCTCCTGTCTTTAACGGTGCATCTACACCGAATGGACGATAATAAGAACCAAAACGAGCTGGATCATACAACTGCCCATCAACACTTGCTTCGAACATTTCAAAGATAGCATTTAGAGTTTCAGCGTCTGGTCTTTTAGGAAGATAATCATTTAAATTATACAAACCGTGTTTTGCAATTGCATCACGTTCTGCTTGATCTAAACTACGCTCCCTACGAGCCCAATTAGATGTGCTGTAATCAGCATATTGACCTTTGGTAGACTTTTTAACTGTAAAATCTGTACCTTGTTCATAGTCAGTTGGAATTTCCTGAAATTCAGGATCCATTAGTGCTGAACTAATAATTTTATAAATTTGAGGTGAAATCACAAAACGTCGAATTGGATTTTCAGGAACTGTGTCCTCTTGCAATTCGCTTTGTGTTACAAATCCTTGGAAGATGTAAGAACGTTTCTTCCAATATTTACGACCCATGTCTTCCATAGTAGGGTCTTTAAACCAAGGACGAATCTCTGCGTGAACAGGACATTGTTCGCCCCACATTTCAACGCATGGAACTTGTACTGTTACAGGTTTAGTTTCGTCTTGACCTTTTACACCTGGAAATTGCAAACGAATCATTTGACGTTCTTTCCAAAAGAACGTATTACTTTCGTCTGCGTCTGGAAGGAAACGTAGTGTTGCACTAGTTCCTTCTGGAATATTCCAATGTGTGAAAATGGCGTTATCGCCAGTTGTGTTGGAGCTTGAGCTCCTTGTTTCCTGTGCTTGTAGTTTTGCACGGATTTCTGCTAAAGATGCCATAATGTTTCTCCTTTATTAGCCTTTAATAGTTTTTCGTGTAATCTTCTGATTACTTTTGCCTTTAGTTGCCCATACAGTATACACTTTATAGTACCTACTGTCAAGTACTTTTTAAGAAAAGTTATGCAACTTTTCTACGTAAGTCAATTAAAATTGATTCTGCAAGTTCTTCTACTTCTACTTTTTCCGTTGAAGACGTTTTATAAGTCTTGTCTAAGTATTTTGTAATCTTATCGAGTAAAATAACATGCTGATTAGGCAAGTTATATAACTCACTTCCAAGATGACTTAGTAGATTAAATGCTTCATCATTTTTACTTGATATAGCGAGATAAGATAGCATTGCACTTAATTTTGCCATTGCACCCATTCCACCTGACCACTTGATAGGATCTTCGTTGTCAGGATGTTCTGGGTCGTTTGGATCAAGAGTAAGTTTAAAATCTTCCTTGTTCTTTATCATTTCGTATAAACGCATGATATATTGTTTAGTTAGATCTGTCATGCTATCCTTCTCTTTTACAATACGAGCTACTGTTTCTAAGACTGCATCCATATTCGCAGTCTTAAATGTATTGTACATGAACTTGTCAGTTATGTCAACCGCTTCTTTATCATTTTCTTCTACAATCGCAGTAGATTCAGCCTGATAGGCGTTATAACCTCTTGAAGTCTGTAAACGTTTAACTGTACTTTTAAATTCTTTTAATTTCTCTTTAATAGTTTCAACGATGTTTTCATTTCCTTCGTTAACTAATTTGTTTGTACGCACATGTCTCAAAAATTGAGTACATTGTGCTACTTCTTCAGATAATTTTATAATTGATTCACCAATTGCATCATATGGTGTTCCACCGTGGCTTACATGATTGGCCATAGCTCTTGCACCTTGTAAATATTTAAATGGGAATCTAAATCTTTCACCTGCACCATTTTCTACAAATAATGCTTTAATATTTCTACTTCTTGCACCGCGTTTTTCTTCATTTACAGCCGCTGAGTGCTTAATAATAAGTTTAGTGTGTTCAGGTAATTGTATATAACTTGTCTTAATACTTCCTGTTGCACGTGCATAACCTTCCATAATTATTTTATGATTTTTATCATTTCTGTCATGAACATCTGCTACAATAGCATTACCAAATCTAGATAAAACTACTATATCACTTGATTCGACTAAAGTTATTTCACTTGGGTCAAACTCTTCATCTTCTTGTTCTTCTGATGCACCTTGTACAAGATGACCTGGAACATAACCTGACCTATTAAGCATATCTTGTGGAGTATAAGTAACACTACCTTCTCTATTAATAGTATCAACTGCTTCTTGAGCAAAACCCAAATAATCTTCTTCTTGTGAGAAGTACCAACTCATAAAGTCTTTGAAACTTACTTTTAATTCGCCTGCTTCAGTAACTGCTTCCTCACCATAAAGACCACGCTTCACATCTCTATCATGCTCTGCTTTTTCATCTTCTGACTGGCTTTCTTCTTCATCATCACCATAAAGGCCGTGCTTCACATCTCTACGATGCTGTTCTTCTTCGTCATCTTTAGATTCATTTTGATCAGATGCCCATTCATATCTCGGATCACCTGCTCTAAAACGTTTCCATGCTTCTGTGTTGGCTTCTTTATCAGCATTTGTTACTTGCATTTTACGTGCTTCAGGATCTTCTTCTAATGACTTAACACCTGCTAATTCTTTTAATCTTCCAACTGCTTCTTTCATATCATATGCTTCCAAGTGTGCTACACCTGGTGCCTGCATACCTTGTTCACTCCATTTAACATCTCTACCTATAATTTTACTAATACCGGCTTCGAATCCTTTATCTGTATAAATTTCCCAAGGACCATTATGTTCAACGTGTACTTCAAAGTATCCATCATTGTTATGTTCAACTGTAATATCTCCAACAGTTACATGATCACCTTCCCAATCTTCACGTTCAATCCATATACTATCACCTGCTAATTCAACATCTTGATTTACTTTTATTGTTTTGTGACCTGCGCCTTTTTCTACATCTAATTCTGTTAATTCATCTTCTTCAACTGTTGACTCTGAATTAAAAATATTCCTATCACCTATTTCGTTGTTAGTTTTGCCATCACGTGGAACTTCAGTAGGTTCACCATCTGGAATTTTACTTACGTCAAACTCACCTGCTGGTGAATCATCACCTCTTTGACGTTTAAGATCTGGATCTCTTGGATCCATACGTCTAAACGGATGAGAACCGTGTTCTAGAGCAAAGTCCGGATACATTTCAACTGCTTTAGCATAAATGTCTGGATGTTCTTTTTTTAATCTAGTTTTGTGTTCTGTGTTTGCTTCATCAGTTAATCCTGCCATACGAGATTCCATATCGCCTGCCCACATTTCAAGTGACCATTGTTCTTTATCTTTATCAAGTTGTGGATGCATACTTGCAAGACCATATTTTGGAACTGGAGCGGAGCCTTCAATATCTGCACCTTGTGATGGCATTTCTGCTTCGTTCCATTCATCCCATGTAAGTACTTTGCCTGTATCACCGTCTGAATAGTTTCCTTCTCCTGGATTATAATAAATTACACGACCCGAATGAGTCGCAATAGGACCATACTGCTTTTTATTTGCTGGATATTTTTTTGGATCAGGAGTTGGCATACTGCGATCCCAATTTACATTTCGTCTGCCTCGATATTCGTTAAGTTCTTTGTCTTCGTTTTTAACACCTGCTAGTTCTTTTAATCTATCTATTAATTCACTTTCTTCTCTTACTACATCGTGAGCAAAGTCTTTTGGTTCGATATTTTTATCAAATTTTCTAATGTTATATTCTGCCATTGCATTATGTCCTGCTTTCTTAATACTATTTAATACATCTTTGTGTTCATCAAAGTTGAAACTTGCTCCTGCCTGTACAACTAGCTCAACTTGATCATCCTCTTCTCTTATTGTAACTAAAAAATCATTATCATAGGCGTAAAATCTCGCCGAGCGTTCAGGATCTAAAGTCTTACTTCCAGTTGGATCAAACAATTTTAATTTAATGTTTGCTCCTTTGAGAATGTTAAAAATTTCTTTCGATAGTTGCATTATAGTATTCCTTTAATGTATTTATCAAGAAACATTGAAAATAATATTATTTAAAGTAGTTTTCCATATCACCTTCGCGATATAAATCTAATGTTACACAATGTAACCCGCCATCCCAAAAAAATCTATGTCTAAAAGGCACAATTATTGGTTCTATATTATGTTTCTTTAAAAAATCAAATACAGTCTTATTATAGCCATTTACACATACATGCTTATCATCTAGCATTAATACATTAACATCAAATACACTCTCTTCACAATATCCTACCCAATCTGTTAACCATGTTTCTACAAAATCAGTGAAATCGTTGTTTTTCTCTTCCCCCGCTAACCACCATTTTCCTTTATTTTTCTTTTTTAAGTCCATCCAATTACCTACCAAGTTCCAAGACTGATTTGGAAGATAACATACATCCCAACCTGGAAACGTATCTTCATATTGTTGATATCGTAATAAAGATAATATTGCACCAGGTTTTAATGTGTGAAAGCATCCGTCACTATGTCCACCAATTTTTACGTGAATAAATTCTCTTTCTGGGTATCTTTCTTGCAAATGCTTAATAACATATTCGGGAATTTCTTTTCTATCAATATAGACTCTATTTCCAACACATGTTATAAATGGAGCATCAAACATAAAATTTGTTGTATTGGAATCAAATTCTTCACCATACGTCGGCCATTTTTTTGATGAATCCCACATAGATTCCACTAAATCATATGCATTATCATTATTATATTCTGTTAACCTTTCTTTTATACTAGGGTGATCTCTGCCTGTATACAGCATCTCATTACCCATTACTAATTGACCATCTCTTGGTTGAGCAGGAGGCCTAATAAACGCACTTGACCTATGTTGCATTGTTAGCTGATTGTCTATATGCTCTTGTAAGTTTTCATTTATATCTAATTCGGGTCTAATAATTTCACAGCCGTATTCTTTTAAAATTTTTTCGTAGTATTTAAAATCTTCTTCTGTTTCTTCAGCTATTCTAACCAAACAATCTTTTACTTTAGGATTTTTTATATCTCTGTAGAATTCTGGGTAATACGATCTGCCCAACATTACTGTTTTTAATGGGTGCCATTTGCACCACGAGTTGTATTTGTTATTCATTTTCTTTTAAATAATCCTTTATAACGTTTATTAAATTGCTCAACACGACCTTCATGATCCATAATTCTAGACTGACCCGTAAAAAACGGATGACACTTAGAACATACATCTAACTTCATTACTTCTTTATTGAGAGTTGACCGCGTTTCAAACGAAGCGCCACAACTGCATACAGCCATGATAGTTTTGTATTGAGGATGGATATTCTTCTTCACTCATCTTGTCTCCGATATACACTATTTATTATAATAAACTAAAAGGCATAGGTTCCATGCCATCGGAATCTTCAAAATCATCATTTAAATAATCAAATGCTTCTTCTTCGTATTTGGATACTTCTAAACTCATACGTACAATTAAATTAACTGCCATTACAAGATCATCTGTTTCTCCAGATTTTGCAGAATAACTATTACCCTTTGCTATAAATGTTTTTAATTCTCTTAATAATGGTTTACTTGCTACTTCTAGTTTTTCTGTTTCTACCCAGTGTTTTAATTTTGCACACGCGGCTATTTTAGATTTATGCGTAGTAGTAAACCCTCTTCTGTAGCGTTTAGCATTACCGTGTTGTCTTGTTTCAGTTAAAAATGAACCTGGAAAATTTTCTTCGCCCATTTCTTCTACGACTACTAATGCGGCTTCACCTAATGTATTATTTTCCACACTATAGTATATTTCACAATCGCTGTCAGTTTCAGTATCAATGTGTTGTGCTATTTCTCGCAAAATTTTTATCTGTCCTTGTACAGTAGTTCTATTGTGCATCCATTCTGCTATTTGTTTCATTCCTGGCATACTATATACTTGTATAGCACTATTATCTCCACCTGTACCTAAACTAGGATCAAGTCCTATCATATACAATTTACCTTTAGCAAGTGGTGAATACCAGCGTACTTGCCCTGATATAGCGTATGGATCACGTGCTTTCATATTAGCAAGTTTAATACTATCAATCAATGTTTCATCATACGCAATAAATTCACATTTATGTTCACGTCTAAATCTTTCTTCACCAATTTTACCATGTTCAAGATCTGCCCATTCTTGATCTCTTTCTGGATGTCTTTCCCATGTAGCTAGATAATGTGCAAATCCATTTATACCCTGAGGTGTTTCAATACCATATTCATCAATGTTTTTATTTGCATCTCGCCAAATTTGTGCAAATTGATCATCATCCATGTTAGGTGTACTTGTAATAATACATTTACCACCTGTTGCTAATGTGGGAGACAGTGAAGTCCAAAATTCTCTTGCTACGTTTGGACGTACAAATGCAAACTCGTCTAAGTATGCTAATGAAATACTTAAACCTCTTCCTGTATTTTCTGTTGTACTTTGTGCAATAATACGTGAACCATTATCAAAAGTTAAAGTTCCTTTATTGTATTCTACTACACCAGCACGTATATAATCTGGTAATGTTTCGTATGAAAACCGTACACGTTGCATAATCTCTGATGCACCTGCATATTTGTGTGCCGCTACTAATATAGTTTGATCTGGATTAAACATTGCATACCATAGCAGGTATCCTGCCGCACACGTTGACTTACCCATTTGTCGGGCCAGCATATTAATACTGTATCTATTGTTATGATAAATGTCAACTAGTTCGTCTTGAAAGTCATATAACTCAAATCTTAACCTACCTTGTACAGGATGTTGAATAAAACAATGCTTCCTCATAAAATATTTGGGATCATTAGCACATCGAGCAAGTTCTAAAAGTTGCTCTTCTGTGTATTTTTCTCTTCTATGTGGACTTTTTGTTAATTTAGTATCTACTGTTCCCATTAATATCTCCCAAACGCCCATTCACGTTCTTTACACCACCAGCATTTACCACAATGTGTAACCATCCAACTAGGTTGGTCTGTATTTTCTTCGGCATGTTGTTCACAACTTCTTGTATATGGTAGTAATTCTTCCATCATATTAAAATGATTATATAAATGTGCTATCATACGCTTATCAACACCCATAACAGGCATCCAACGTGTAATTCCTGGTGCAGATTCATATAATGTAGGTCTTCCATGCCCTGGATCACGTGGTTTATGTCTATTATTTATAGTATCAAACTTAATATCTAACGGAGGATTTTGATTAGTACCATGTACAGTAAATGTAATACCGTGTAATCTTTGTACCATTTTTTCAGTATCATCGAGTTCTGATCTAATTTGATCAGTACTATAAAACGTATAATGACTCTTAATTAGTGTTGTTTTTGTAATTTGAAGTATTCTGTCTAGTACACTTGTACTCCATTTGGCGTTATACCACCCTTTTATAGGGTTAGCAGATGTTATAACATGTATTTCTGCATCTGGTATATGTTCTTCACAATAGTTTATTAACATCCATAGCAATATAGCACTATCTGCACCGCCTGATATATTCATACAAATCTTTGTATGCGGCTCTGGTACTGTAAAGTCTATTGTCTGACCTGTATCGTCAGTATATGTGTGCGTGGGTCTTTGCATAGTACTATTTATAAAAGAAAACGGCATAGTTAATTAAAACTACACCGTTTAGTTTTCACCTGGGAGGAAACGTGAATCTTAAAATCTTTTAACGCCGACCGTCTCGAGTACGTTGATCTTTTGCCCAATCTTCTGAGTCTCTGGATCCAAACCTTTTCTTAATTTCATCTGCTGACATAACATCTCTTAAATCACCATCTCCAAATTCTGTATTATCTGGAGTAGCTGGTTCATCACCCAAAACATCTTTGTTGCCTATGCCAAGAACTTTTTGTCCAATCCATTTAGCATTATGCTTTAGATTATCAACACCTTTTTTAATTGGATTGTCTTCCCATGGCCTTACTTGTAACCCAACCTTACCTAAATAGCGATTAATATCATCAACAGATATTGAAAATTCTTTTAAAGTGTCATTGTCTTTTACAACAATTTTATCAGTTAGTCTTTTTTTTTCTCTTCTACTGGAACACCTTTAAATTCTTGGTATGCTTCTTTAATATCTTCAACTTTATGTTCTTTTAAGCCTACTTTGAAATTTTCTGCGTCTAGGTATCTTTTTAAACTTAGGTTAACGCTCTGTGCAAAATTTTCGTATGGTTCACCGTGTGAAGTTTCTTCCTCTTCAGCGGCGCCTTCTGGTGTATTTGCCCATTCATTTAGTTTTTTATTAATTGCTTCTTCGGTTAAACCTGCGTTCTTTAAAAGTGTAATTAATTGTGTGGTATCCATAGTTGGAGCCTCCGTTACTGTTTCTTCTGTTACTGCATTACAACCGCATTTACAGTCTGGACCGCAATCACAATCTGCGCCATGTCCGCATGAACAGTCTTCTTTTAATTCTTCTTCTTTTAATTCGTCAATTTCTTCTTGTGCTTTTTCAAGATTTTCTTCAACGGTTGTTTCTTTTACTTCTTTATCTTTGGCTGCTTTTTTCATTGTTTCTTTTTCATCGCCATCACCGTCAATATCAGCAAAATCTGGTTTTGCTTTTGCTTCTGGAAGTTCTTCTACTGGAGCTTCTTCAGTTGCTTCAAAGTTTTTATCATCTTCACCGTATTCAACACCTTCACCTGGGTGATTCATATCGTGGTGTCTACGGAAGTTTTCAACAAAGTCTGTTATGTCTTGTCCATCCATCCAACGTGCTAATTCATCAACTAAAATATTATCTTCAAGACCTAAATCGTCTTGTAAATCATATAATGGTTGAGAAAATTCACCAACTGCTTCTTTTGTAACTGGTACTTCTTTTAATTCTCTTTCTGCTGGAACTTGGCTTTGAGCATCATTGTCTGTGCCGTGTCGAGCAAGGGTTAATATTCTATCTAAATCACTCATTGCCTTTTTCCTTTTCTTTTTTTACTTTCATTAATTCTTTAATGAAACTTTTATTATATTCATCACCGTAATGATCTGCGTGATTAACTTTTTCAGCACCTTTATAGTCTGCATCAGCTAAAACACTTTCAACATCTTTGAGTTTTCCTGGTGGAATTGCTTCGTCTGGTTCGTGTTCGCCTTTTACTTTAAGTACGCCATCTGCTAATCCAAGCATATTACGAATATCATTTTGTATTTGCCAACCGCTGGCAATTCTATCCGTTTCAAAATCATGTGAAAAAACTTCATATCCTTTGTGCATTGGAAAATCACGTGGAGCACTTTGTAAAATTGTTTTCTTAGCGGCACCGAGTCCTTTTGCATCATATTTGCCGAGATGCTTCTCAATGCGATCACATTGCTCATCGCTTAAATCATGTATTGTTTTAATACTAAACTTCCACGACTTTTTAGATTCGTTTAAGTATGTTGAAAATAATTTTCTCATTGCGGTTTCTCCTATTAATACTATTTATCTTTTTCGTCTAAATTTTTCATAATTTCGGCTAACATAGCACTTCTATCGCCAACAATACGACCTTCTATGTCTTCTTCGTCACCAATTTCGTGTTTTTTGCCTGCTACATAAGCATCAATTTTTTGACTATCCTTCTCAAGTCTGGCTTGACGCATTTGCAGTTCTATCATTTTCATCTTTTTATCCATTTTAGCCTGCTTTGCTTGTAAAGCTGCCGCTATCATCTTAGCCGCACTATCAAATATAGGGGCCGCGTGTCTATCTTCAACATTTTTACCAAGATCTACTAAATCTTCAAATGTTTCCATAGCTGTTGTGGCATATTCATCCATTTCCCTATCTAATTGCTCTAATCCTTCAACAGTTGGTAAAGCCGCTTGGGCTCTATCCACCATACTCATTTCTTTTTCTATAGTAGCAATTTCTTGTTTAACTTGGTCAGTTGTAGGATCTTCTTGAATTTCTTCTGCTTTTTCTTCAGGAAGTAATTCTTCTAAATTGGGTAAATTTAATTCTTCTTCTAATTTTTTTGTCATTTTCTTTTCTTTTTAGAGTTTTGAGGTTTATTGAATATTTGTTTTTCAGTTATAACTCTAAATCCCATTCCTTGCTGTTTACACCATGCATTTGCTGCCGTCCATTTAGCATGATTAACTACTGCCGCTGCCTTTTGTGCTGTTGTCCTTGCTTCATTTAATGTTTGACTAGCTGGTTTAATCTCAACCATTTCAGCGTGATTTTGTCCATTTTTGTCTTTATATACTAATAACAAATCAGGAACATAAGTAGTTTTCTTTCCAGTAAGTGGGTTTTTATAAGGAATTCTGTGTGTTTCACTGCCCCAACCTAATATAGCTGGATGGTTATCGCACATACGAAATACGGCTAATTCCCAACCACTTCTGTAATGTGGTACTCTTTTACCTATGTATTTATCTGGGTTTGTAAGGGGGTATTTTCCGCTTTGAAATTTAGGCATTAATTATTGCCCTCCTTTAATAATTAAAAGTCAAAATTAGTTACCGTACCCGTGTTCTTCAGTAAATAAGTCAGGGTGGGTTTCTCTCGATATCATATATTGTTGCCCATCAATTGTAACAATTTCATTATGACCAAGTTTAAATACTGCATCATTATTTTCTACTTTATTTGCATCTGTAGCAATTGATGCCGCACGTGCTTCGCTGACATCTACGTCAGTACTAGTAATACCTTGCGTTCTTACTGAATCTGTAGCCGCCTCAGTTAAAGCATAATATGCTATTAGCTCTGCTCTGTTTGATTCTAATAATGATATGCCGTCTGCTTTAACAGTAGTTTCATAAACACCAGATTTATCGACATGCTCTTTAACATGTTCTAGTGGAACTATTGTTTCAACTGGTTTCTGTAATTGAGGTGGCAGTGCTGAATTTTCACTAAGTATTCTATATCCTTCATAATTAAATGACACTCTGAATACTGTAGGACTACTATCTGAATAGTCTAATGTATCAGCGTCTGCGTTTGCAATAAATGGGTGAAATATTTCTATTTTGTTTTTTAGGTGCTTCCCATCAACTCTATCAATTATCATTCTTTTTATATAATGATTAGTATCTCTAGGTTCCAAACCTTTTGGACTATTTAACCAACCAGCATAATCATCGTCGTTCATTGGTCCAGCAACATAATGTCTTGCGTAATCCTTTAGAAATTCTTCAAATTTAGCATCTTTAGTATCATAGGCTGTTAATATTATAGGAGTATAATCTATTCCTGTTTGAACTATGCTTTTATCATTATATCTGTTGACTGTTTGTGTTCTATACGTGAACGATGGCATCTGTACATTCGCTATACGAATAAACTCATATGTTTTGTCAATTGTATCTATGGAGACTGTAAAGGAATATTTATTCCTTGGTATTGCAGTTATCTCTCCACGTATTAGTCCTTGACTAT